AAATCGATCCAGCTCATTGGTCGCCAGCAGGCCAATCTACATCAGGACATAGGCGATATCAAACGTAGTCAGGGACCCCAGAAGATCCCCCCTCAGCCGCCGAAAGAATTCATCCTGCCCGCCGATCCCTTCAAGCGCAAGCCTTGACAAATGCATTTTTCTTAATCAATAAAACCCCAATAATCATGAGTACGAAAGTGAGAGTGACCTGCGTGTCCAAGAAAGAGAGCAAGAACTGGGATACTACCAACCCCATTGCCACAGCTATTGAATTGGAAGTGCCTTATGATCAAAAGTCGGTCTACTGGAAACTATCAGGAGGTACCAACCTGACACTGAATACGGTCAATAAAGCCGCTGCGGATATGTTCGTGATTGGCGGTGAATATGACATTGTGGTCAGCCCGGCTGAAGTAGAAGCTTAATCAAAAGGCCCGGTGATACTTAACCATCCACCGGGCCTTATTCCCATTTCGATCTTAAACTCATCGAATTCGATGACCTTTCGATGTCCAATCCCCTAATTGACGAACCCGTTACAAGCTATCCCGACTTTGGGCCTTATCTGACCTTTAAGGAATCCATCAAGTCGGCTACCGCTATCCGGAAGGGTATTCTGAACATGCCCTCTGCCTTGATTTATCAGAACATGGTCAGGGTGTACCATGATTTTTACGTGCCCATCTGTGACCGCTTCGGCAAGATTCCCGTATCAAGCTTTTATAGGTCGCCTGAACTAAACCGGGCCATCGGCGGAGCGAAGGCATCGGCTCACATGGTCGGCTGCGCGATCGATCTGGATTGTGATAGCCTGCGCACCGTTAGCAATCTGGCTCTGTTCAATTGGATCCGGCAGAACCTCACGTTTGATCAGCTCATCTTAGAAAATCCTGATCAGCACAACAATCCCGCCTGGGTGCATGTAGCGCATAACCGGGACGGGGAAGCGGACCGGATGCAGGTACTGAGAATGGTGTGGGAGAAGGGCAAACAGGTGTATCAGGCGATTTAACTATGGTTTACATCGACAATTTCAATGCGCCCTACCGAGGCATGAAGATGTGCCACATGATTGCGGATTCAACCGAGGAGTTGCTGGCCATGGCAGATAAAATCGGGGTGCAACGCAAATGGATTCAAAAGGCGGGTACCTACGATGAGCATTTTGATATATGCCAATCGAAAAAGGCCAAGGCTATTCAGTTAGGTGCTCAGGAAGTAACCATGATGGAACTGGGCAGGATGCTGGTCAAACGGCCAGGACATCCGCTGTACCAGGCAGAGGAAGTTCGTAAAGTTGACTAGGAACGCCCGATGTAAACCGAAAATGTAAACTATTGTAAACCATGACAGCGCAGCAGGGGCGATTCGTAGAAGAATACTGTAAGCATCAGAACGGCACCAAAGCCGCAATTGCGGCCAAGTATTCTGAAAAAACCGCCAGACAGATCGCTTATAAACTTCTACAAAACCCAGACATCGTTCAGGCTATCAAAGAGCGATACGAATCACTTGGCATGTCAGCGGAAGAAGCCATTAAGCGGGTCTCTGACAATGCAGCCACGCGTCTGAATGATTACATCCGGGTTGATGAGGTATGGGAAACGCCGATGGTGAAAAAGCATTTGTCGATCCTCATCGCCGAACTGCAAATGGAGGTAGATATTGAAGAGGAGGTAGCCGACAGGATTGGACTGTTCAATGGAAATGGAGAGACTAGCGACAAGTCAGAAAAAAAACTGACGGCCGCCCAAGATGAATTCTTTCTCGAACAGGCGAAACGGAAAGCGCAGATTGTCCGCTACCAGGTCGAACTGGAGATGAATCCGAATGCGTATCGATTCGTCAAGGGTGAACCCGTGCTCATCGAAAGGCCAGGCGTTGATCTGATCAAACTCTCGAAAGCGGATGAGAAAGGATTGATCAAAAAACTCTCCTTCAATGAACGCGGCCTACCCTCAGTAGAAATGGCCTCAGCAGAAGGAGCACTAGAAACGATTCTTAAGCTCCACGGCAAGCTAACTCAAAAAATAGAGATGAATACCCCGCCAAGCCAGATTGACACCAGCAATTTGAGTGAAGAGCAAAAAGCGGCCCTGTTGGCTGTTGCCCGTAATATGAAGTAACGCATGACTGCCTTAAAAACCGATTACCTCACACTCAGACCGGATATGCTGGATTTGCTAACGCAGATCGAACGGGATGCGTGTAAGGGATCATTTTTTGAATTCGTGCAGTCGTTCTGGGATGTAGTCATTAAGGAGCCACCAGTCTATAACTGGCATATCCCGTTTTTGTGTGAGGAACTTCAAACCCTGGCCTATTACATTACCAACCGGCTACCCAAGCCGTATGACCTCATCATAAACATTCCACCGGGGACAACCAAAAGCACGATTGTCACCATCATGTTCCCGGCCTGGCTTTGGACTCAGGACGCTTCGTTACGAATCCTGAGTAATTCCTATTCAATGGATTTGAGCACCGAGCATGCGGTGAAAAGCCGGGATATTATTATTTCTGAAAAGTATGGCCGGCTCTTTCCTGAAGTTGTCAAAAGGCGCGATAAGTGGGGCAAATCCATGTATGAGAATACGGCGACGGGTTCGCGTACAGCGGCCTCTACGGGCGGCACTATTACCGGTAAACACGCGCACGTAATTCTAAATGATGATCCGCTCAATCCCTCACAGGCTGCTAGTGATATTGATCGAAATACGGCCAATGAGCACACTAAAACACTTTCATCGCGAAAAGTAAACAAGCGAAATACGCCTATCATCACCATCATGCAGCGGTTGCACGAGGAGGACGTAACGGGCTATTTGCTCAAGAAAAAGTCTGATGGCATTCGCCATATCTGTTTGCCGGCTGAGCTGACCGATGATGTAAAGCCAATAGAGCTTAGAAATAAGTATGTAAACGGTTTGCTGGATTCGAACCGACTGGATCGGGACGCACTGACTGAAGCAAAGATCGATTTAGGCTCACGGGGCTACGCAGGTCAGTTTCTGCAATCGCCATTTGTGGATGGCGGTAATATCGTCAAAAAGGAATGGTTCCGTTTCATCGAACTAGAGCGCTTCCTCAGGCTTCGTCGCAGTGAACCGATGATCTTCTTTGCCGATACGGCCTATACGGAGAAATCGGAAGAGAATGACCCTACCGGTTTACTGGCTACCTGTAAGATTGGGCAGGACCTTTACCTCTTCGATGCCACCAAACAGTGGCTGGAGTTTCCGGAACTGATCAAGTTCGTGCCCAATTGGGTCAAACAGCGCCTATACAATGAGTGTAGTTCACTTCGCATCGAACCCAAAGCCAATGGTATTTCAGTGATTCAAACGCTTCGCCGAGATACCAATTTAAACATTACCAATACGCCACCCCCTAAAGACGATAAAACGACCCGGCTCACGGCGGCTTCCCCGAAAGTGGAATGCGGCAGAGTCATTCTGGTCAAGGGGCCATGGAACGACGACTTTATCGACGAGGTGACGGGCTTTCCGGCAAAAAGCCATGATGAATACGTGGATTTACTCGCCTACGCCGTCGATTACCACCTCAGCACGGACAATTCAAGTTTAGATCAACTCGCTAATTTTTTACCCTGACATGAAATTTACCGACATCACCGAGACCGATGATATTACCAAATCCATCGAAACGCTCAAGGCGGGCAAGAGCTACGACAAATTTGATGACGTAAAGGCTGAGTATGAAATCTCCGAAAAGCGGGACATTCTGAATCCATCGGTCTATAAAGACAAGCCGAAAAAAAATAAGGATGGTCAGCAGTCGGGCGTTACCTACGTCAACCGGATTCCGCTGGCACTCGAAAAGCGGATCGTGGATAGTACGGTTTCGTTCACCTTCGGCAATCCCGTAGAAGTAACCTGTGAGCAGGACGATGAGATGAGTCTGGCCATTCTGGCCGCCATTAAACGCATGCTGTCGGACAATAAGATCGACAGCTTCAACCGGCAGATTGCCCGCGACATTGCCCGCTGCACTGAATCGGCGGAGGTGTGGTTTCCAGTCAATACCAAGGAGAGTCATGCGCATTACGGATTCAATACGCCGTTTAAAATGCGGGTACAGCAGTTTTCGCCCTGGAAAGGCGATTTACTCTTTCCGTATTTTGATAAAACGGGCGATATGATTGCCTTTAGCCGGGAATTTCGCGTCAAGGAGAATGGCAAAGAGATCATCTACTTTGAAACCTATACCGACGAGCAGAAGGTCGTCTGGCGCAAAGACGAATCCGACTGGGAAATGGTCGGAACACCGGAGCCGATTCAGATCAAAAAAATTCCGGTGGTCTATGGTCAGCAGGACTTCGTAGAATGGAATGATGTCGAGCCGCTCATCAAGCGGCTGGAAAAGCGCATTTCCAAGTTTGGTGATACCAATGATTACTTCGCTTCACCCAGCTACGCCGTGGTGGGCGATATTACCGCGATGCCTGACAAGGATGAGACGGGTAAAGTATTCCAATTAGGCAGTGGGGGGGATATCAAGGTGGTGAGCTGGGATCAGTTGCCCGAAGCTATCAAGCTGGAGGTCGATACCCTGATCCGGTTTATTTTCAGCAATACCCAGACCCCGGACCTCTCGTTCGATGCCGTGAAGGGACTCGATCTATCAGGCAAGGCCATGAAATACCTCTTCATGGATGCCCACCTGAAGGTGAAAACCAAGCGCGAAATCTTTGATCCATATTTACAGCGACGAATCAACATTCTAAAGGCCTATACGGGTGAGTTGAACACCGCTTGGAAGAAAAAGGCCGTAGCCATCGAGATCATTCCTAACATTGTGCCTTACATCATCAATGACGAAAGCGATCTGGTGGATATGCTGACGACGGCTACGGGGGGTAAATCCATTATTTCCCAAAAGACGGCCGTCGCTAAATCGGGCCTGGTCGATAATGTCGAGGAGGAGTATAAGCAGATTCAGGCCGAAGAGGAGCGGGCCAATACTCTCAACATCTTTCCCCCAGCCGCCTAGATGATCAGGATCGATAACAAATTTAGTCTCAAGCAAACGGTTTACCTCAAAACCGACCGCGATCAATTGCCCCGACTGGTGACAGCCATAAAGGTATGTCCTGATGATTTGCTCTACGAACTGATACAAGGCACGACCTCCTCGTATCACTATGACTTTGAGATTTCGGAAAGTGCCGATGTGCTGATGACGACGACCAACTAATGAGTAATCTACTAACAACTGTCCCTAAATCTCGATTCAAAGACTGGGAAACCGCTGAGCGGGTGCTCCGCCGGTGCGATGGTGAAACCGATTTTGGCGAGGAAGGATCGGAATGGCTTTGGTTTATCCGAACCTCCCATTTGCCTAAAAAGCCGCTGGATGAATCGGTCTGTTTTATGATTTACGACGGACTGGTACGGGGCTATTTTCATATTATCGAAAAAGCCTCATCCCGGAAATGGGTAGACCTGGGCTATCTCTTAGAAGATAAGCCATCCCCTTATGTGGTCGTACTAGCTCACTGGACAACACTACCTAAATCACGCCAGGTTGAAGCGACAGGCTTTCAGGGCTGGCGCTATACCGCTCTTCGCCCATGAGCAATCGAAAGTTCGCCAAAAAGTATAGGTAGAATGTTAACTTTTTTTGTACAAAACTGGGTAAGTAGCTGATAGCTAGCCAATGTATTCGCCTGAAATGATATGTAGAGTTCCGATTTTTTTTGTACAAAGTCCATGAGCAATCGTAAATTCAATATAGCTGACTGGAACGCGAATCACTTTAAAAAGGTGGAGGAAGTTGCCCATAAGGTAAAGGTCATTTACTACACGGCCGTCAAGGAAGCGACCCAGATAGCCCTGTCAGCCAATCCGGATCCAGCGCAGGAATTCACCTTCGACGCCTATCCTAAAACGCGCGAACGTATTAATGATTTGTTGCAAAAGTTAGCCCTGCATCTGGTGGTGACGATTCAGGCTGGACAGAAAGCGGAGTGGACATTAGCGAATGCAAAAAATGACGCTTTAGTGGGCTACGTGCTGGGCAAAACTGCCCTCAGCCGGGCGAGTGTTTCTCGCTATTCCAATCAAAACTTAGAAGCGCTGGCCGCGTTTCAACAGCGAAAGATTCAAGGGCTGGGTGTGTCGGATCGGGTCTGGAAATACACGACTCAGTTTAGACGGGAAATGGAACTGGGATTGGATTTAGGTATCGGGGAGGGGAAATCGGCGGTGCAGATTGCCCGAAGTATGCAGCAGTATTTGGTGGAGCCGGATAACCTGTTTCGCCGGGTCAGGAATAAACGGGGTAATCTGGTCCTTTCTAAAAATGCCGAGCTGTTTCATCCGGGCACGGGTGTGTATCGGAGTAGCTATAAAAATGCGCTCAGGCTGTCAAGAACAGAAATCAATGCGGCCTATCATTCGGCCGATCGGGCCCGCTGGAGCCAGTTGGATTTTGTAGTAGGGTATGAGGTCAGACGCTCGAACAACAAAACGGCCTGTGAGGTTTGTGACTCGCTGAAGGGGTTCTATCCAAAAAGCTTTGTCTGGAATTCCTGGCACCCATCCTGTCGATGTAACGCCATACCCATCCTAGCCACGGCCGAGGAATTAAGCCAATTGAACCGGCTCTTACTGACCGATCAGGATACCTCAGCGTTTCGCAGTAGCAAGGAAATCACGCAGATCAATCCGGGCTTTATGGAATGGCTGGATAGGAATCAGGAACGGTTATCGCGAGCCAAAAGCCTGCCGAGTTTTATTACGGATAATCTGGCGCTTGGGGTTTAGTTGGTAGTCAACCAAGGTATGTTTGCATACGCTTGGCTTTACAATGGCCATGATCTTACGCCGGTTCAACTCGGTTTTGGTTGGTGGGCAGATTCGGTCAGCAAACGCCTGTAGTTCGATCACTTGCTGTTTGAGGGGTACCATCGTAGCGCCGAGGTCATAAACCGCATGGCAGGTGTAGACCAGGGAAGAATTAGTTTAACGCATTCGAGATTGACATATCGTTCGACGTTATTAGCCCAGCGGGTTAGCCATCGGTCCATCATATCTCCGGCCTGACGACGAACTACGACCAATTCAGTTTTTAGCTGGTCTGCCAAACGTTCACAAGTGGGCAATGAATCTTTCCACTCCGTTCGACCTAAATCCGAATGGATCAGTAGTCTTGGTCCCCGATGATTTATTTCGTTCAAGTGCTGAATAGTGGCCCACGCTGCGGCCGTAGAATCCTTTCCGCCTGAGACACCAATGGCCACAGGCATCCAGTTGTTGAGATGGGTTTTTACTTCAGGAGTCAGAGCTATTGAAAACAACTTACGAGTAGGCGCAAATAGATTTAACTGGTTCATACCTTTGTCTGTATGGAAGGAGACTTATTTTGTAATGCGGGGAATGGTGATTTGTATTTACGTGTATCGGGCCATCACATCCGGCGAAAGGTCGGTGTTGGCTGGTCGCTCACAACAGTCGATCAACTCCCCCCTGACATCAACTGGAGTCCGCTGCACTATAAGCAGTTTGATACGATGGTGCCCTATCTGATCAAAGAGGGGCTGTTGCCTGAAAATGTCCAGTTCGCAGGGGAGCGGCCAGCGCCGAAAGCGTCAGAGCAGGGACTCAACAGCACGCCCCACTAACCATTCCATCGTTGAAGGTGGATTCGCATTGCCAATTTGAATCTGCTGATCCTCTTTGTTACCTAGAATTACATAATCATCAGGAAAGCCTTGCGCTTTAGCTGTTTCCTTGGGCTGCAACATCCGAAAGTAGCATTCATTAATATCGGGCTGATTATGAGCCTCAACCAATGATACACTGTCTTTGGTAGGTATAGTCGAAACTGGATCGGTTGCTAAACGGGCATTGTTAACACCATGGTAAGGTGTCAAAAATGGGGTTGCGCTCATCAGCCAATTTTGTATACTGGTTGTTTGCGCTGCCAATGGATCAGTTATACCGTCAAGGCTTCGCGAACCACGCATTGTCAAAATGGCCGATGGCGCCAAAACAATACTACTATGTATGCCGCCAGCTGATACTGTCGACAGGGGGTCGGTTAGTTGATGCGTCAAACTCTTCCCTCGATGGATCGGCATAAACCCTGGCATGGCCAGCCCCGCGCTCTGCTGCGTAGTCTGAGTAAATAAAGCTTCATCAAGCCCGTACGCTTTGTGGGCCGATTTGGTGTGCGACATATTAAACAGGAACGGAGCAAACAGGTAACTACTGAAACCTGTCGTCTGCGCATTGAGTACTTCGGTTTCCGCTCCACGAATCCGCGAACCTAACGAGCCATGCTGATTGCGCTGATCAAGAATAGTTGGACGTAATCCATATTTCTTTAAGCCATACTCAATTCTGGCGATCGTATTTGGCGACAAAGGGGCCATCTTATTAGCTACCCGATCGCCAATCTTTACCATTGGAATTGATAAGTCAAGACAATTCACAGCTGCATAGTAATAGGGCAATACTTCCTGATAACAATTCGGACATCGGTACACATATCCACCTTTGGGGCCATAGGTCTTATCGATACAACCCGGCTTCCAGGATTGAACAGCCTCAACCACTCCGCAGCGTATACAGGGAGCCTTAGGGGTAAATCGTAAATTAGGCTTCTTATTCCCCTTTCGCCAAAAAACAATATAGATTCGGTCACGGCTCTGCGGAGCATAATGAACAATATCAGGGCCGTGCGCAAACATGGCGTTCATGTAAACGCACTCATGTAGATAACCTAATTTGTGCATCGCTTTCAGCCAGGTATCAAAAAGTGGCCAGGCGCGAACACGCACGACGTTCTCGATAATAACGACGTCATGACGATGGTATTCGGCAAACGTAACGACATCCCACATCGTTGCGCGGCTTTTGACTGCCTTTTCGTCGAAAACCTGTGGACTGAATAGGTCGGTTTGAGCTAGATTTTTGGTTTTACGGCCGCCAGCCTGACTATGATAGGTACATTCAGGTGAAGCAATGTAAATATTCGTCCGTTCGTACCGAGCAGGGTGGGTTTCGGAAATGTTTACGCAGTCATGATCCGTATCCGGATGGTTGGTATTATGGCTATCAACAGCAAGCTTCCA